CTTTTCGCCTTCCCTTGGGGAACGGGAGAGTTGACCAATTACTCCGGGCCCGAAGGCTGGCAGGAAGAAATCCTTATCGATTTAGGTAAGGGTATTCTTGATCTATCTCAGGCAATACGTCTTGCGCGCACTTCTGGCCACGGGATCGGCAAATCCGCTTTCGTCTCTTGGCTCATCCTTTGGGGCATGTCAACTTACGAAGATACAATCGGGGTTATCACCGCCAACACCGAAACGCAGTTGAAAACCAAAACTTGGGCGCAGCTTGCAAAGTGGTTTCGCCTTTTTATCGGCAAAGACTTATTCGACATGACCGCGACAAAGCTGTGCTCCGCCGATCCCGCGCACAAAGACACCTGGCGTCTCGACATGGTTCCGTGGTCAGTGCAAAATACTGAGGCCTTCGCCGGACTGCACAACCAAGGCAAGCGCATTCTTGTTATTTTCGACGAGGCCAGTTCCATCCCAGATTTGATTTGGGAAGTTACTGAAGGGGCGCTCACTGACCAAAACACTGAAATCATTTGGGCAGTTTTCGGCAACCCGACAAAAAACAAAGGCCGCTTCCGCGATTGCTTCCATGGCGGCAAGTTCGCACACCGTTGGCAGTCCGCTGCGATCGACAGTCGTGAAGTCAGTCTTACAGACAAAAAGCAAATCCAAGAGTGGATTGAAGACTACGGCGAAGACAGTGACTTTGTTCGTGTCCGCGTTCGCGGAGTCTTTCCCCGCGTTGACGTTTCGTCTTTCATTCCAGCTGTTATCGCCACTGAGGCTGTTCGACGCCCAATCGCTCCTGGAGGTTCCGGCGTTGTTATCGGCGTTGACGTAGGGCGTTTCGGTGACGACCCTTCAGTCATCTACCCCCGCAGCGGGCGCGATGCAATTTCACGCACTCCCGAGCTTCTTTACGGAACTGACACGATGGAAACTGCCGCCCGCGTTGCTGCAGCTTACCTCCGTCACAATGCCAGCGTTTGCTTTGTTGACGGTGGCGGTGTAGGTGGGGGCGTTGTTGACCGCCTGCGAATGCTTCGAGTTAAGGTTATTGAGGTTGATTTCGGCGGTAAACCTGTTCGCGATGATATAAACGACCGCACCAAATACGCCAACCGTCGCGCTGAAATGTGGGGCAGACTTCGTGAGTGGCTGCGCACCGGCAGCATTCCCGATACAATTCCCGGCCTGCCCTTTCCTTTTGTCGATGAACTTACCGGGCCGGGCTACAGTCTCAACTCCGATGACGCTATTCTTCTAGAGAGTAAAAAGGCAATGCGTTTGCGCCAGGTCCCTTCTCCCAATGTTGCTGACGCCCTCGCCTTAACCTTTGCCTACACCGCTAACGAAATGCCAGACAGAGTATCGGCTGATCAGTCCGACGAAATTACCTCTGACTACGACCCCTTCACATCCGAAAGAATGGCATCATGATCCCCAAAGCGCCAAAAGTTCCCGCCCCGCCCCCAACGCCTCGCGGCCCCGAGCAATTCCGCGCTGCTGGATACGAAAACAAAGATGCAGTCGCTTACTCATCTTTCATTTCCACCACGCCGACAGGCCTAGCCAAAAAGGCTTCCGGAGTCAAACGCACTCTTCTCGGAGGTGCGTGATGGAAATTGACTCAAATTTTCTAATTCAGAAAAAAGGTTTGTTCAGTTCCATGGTGACTGAGCGTCAGCCTTGGTGGGTACTGTGGAGGGAAATTGCTGATTATTATCTCCCAAAGCGCTATCAGTGGCTTTTGAATGACCGTGAGCGCATTTCCCGTTCAGCAAAATCCGCTTTCATCATCGACGGCACTGGGACAAAAGCCGGGCGCGTACTCGCTGCAGGGATGATGAATGGCATCACTTCCCCTTCTCGGCCGTGGTTCAAGCTTAAACTCGCTCACTTCGCGGATGAAGTCTCTGACGGCGAGCACATCACGCAACTTTCCCTCCCCGCCCGGCGCTGGCTTGATGAGGTTGAGCGCCGAATGTTGCTCGTTATGGCTCAAAGCAACTTTTACAACTGCATTGCTGTACTTTACCAAGACATGGTTTTTTTCGGCACCGGCGCAATGCTTGTTTATGAAGACCCTGAAAGTGTCATTCGTTGTTACAACTCCCCTCTCGGCGAGTACTACCTTGGCCAAGATGCTGCTCTTCGCGTCAACCGCTTCTCCCGCGAAATCAAGCGAAAGGTGCATCAAATCGTTGAAGAATTCGGCATCGAAAATGTAAGCCTTACAATCAAAAATCTTTTCGAGTCTGGCGGGGCAAACCTTCTCACCGAGTTCGTCATTTGCCATTTGATCGAACCAAACGACGGAAAGCTGAAAGAGGTGCCAAAACATTTTACCTTCCGTGAAATCTACTGGGAGCAGTCAGCCACTGAATGCCTTCTTGCCGCTAAAGGTTTTTACGAAATGCCGGGGATTTTCCCGCGCTGGGAAGTAACTGGAAATGATTCCTATGGCACTGGGCCTGCCTTTGACGCTCTCGGCGACGTAATTCAACTTCAGTTTGAAAGCAAACGCAAAGCGCAGGCTTTGGACTTCATGGTTCGCCCGCACATGCTGAAAGACATTTCTCTTCAACAAACGCCTTCCCCTATGACGCCGGGGGGTTCAACTTACGTCGCAGGCCTGATCAACGGTGCTGCCGGGGCAAAACCTGCATATCAGTTCCAGCCCCCAATCAACGAACTTACACTCGATATTAAAGAAATTCAAATCCGCATTCGGGAAATTTTCCACAACGATCTATTTCAGATGATTTCGCAATTGCAAACCGTTCGCACTGCAACGGAAATTGATGCGCGGGAAGAAGAAAAACTCATCCAACTCGGCCCAGTTCTTGAGCGCACTGGCAATGAAGCACTCGATCCCTTCATTCAGCGAACATTTTCTGCCATGCTTCGCGCCGGGCTTATTCCCGATCCCCCGCCAGAAATTGAAATGGCTCAAATCCAAATCCAGTACGTATCGATCCTTTCCGCTGCCCAATCCGCTGTCGGCGTCGCGCCCGTTGAAAGACTTCTCGCATTGACAGGCCAGCTTGCCCAAGTCTATCCAGAGGTCGTAGACATCCCCGATATTGAGGAACTTTTCCGCGGCTACGCTGCTGACATCGGCGTCAAGGCTCGAGCTATCCGTTCGAAGAAAGATGTTGCCGCCCGTGCCGCACAACGTCAGCAAGACCAACAAACTGCGCAGGGCCTCGAACAGGCCAAGGTTGGCGCAGAGGCGGGTAAACTTCTTTCCGAAACTGACGTTGGCGGCGGCGCTAACGCACTGCAACAACTTATTTCGGGCTAGTTCAAAATATGGCCCATTGCTTTTTCCCTCTTTTTCCTTTATGGTGCCACGATGAGCAGCCAACCCGATAAAGCACTCGAGCGCAAACTTCGGTCCCTCGAAGCCGCTCGTCGCCAGCGAATTGACAAATTTGTCGATGCTGCAATGGGAACGGCTGAGGGTCGAGACTTCTTCTTCGATCTTCTTGGTCGTTGCAAGATCGGTCAGTCAGGTTTTACCGGCAACGCCCTGTCCGGTTCTTTCAACCAGGGTGAACAAAACATCGGCCTCCAAATCGAGGCGCACATCAAACGCGTAGCACCCCGGCACTTTTTAACCATGCTGGAAGAACGCCTTAAGGAAGATGAAAATGTCAGAAGCCTCAACGCCAGCGGTAGCGCCGAGTTTGATCAACCCGCCAGTGACGCCGACAGTCCCTACACCGACTGAAGTTACACCTTCAGCTGCCCCGGCGACGCCTGCTACTTTCACCCCTGACCCAACAAAGTCAGAGGCCGAAAATGCTGCCGCCAAGGCCACTTTTGACAAGGCCGCTGCTGACGCAAAGGCTGCCGAAGACAGCGCTAAGGCCAACGACACGAAACTCAATCCTTTCAAGCCTGAAGAAATCAAACTTCCCGAAGGCATGTCTGTCGATCCAGCCCTTTCAAAATCATTTTCCGACATCATCAATTCCAGTGGCGTCCCACGGGACGTTGCTCAAAAACTTGTTGACCTGCAAGTTCAATCTATGAAAGCAATCTCCGAAGAGGGGACTCGCGCATGGACGGAAACTCAGGAAAACTGGCGCAAGGAAATTACCGCTGATCCAATGTTTGCAGGCGAAAACCTGACCAAACACACAACGGCAATTTCCCGGCTTTTGGATACCCATGGCAGTCCTGAAGTACGTCAAGCGTTCGACATCACCGGCGCAGGAAACAATCCTGCAATCGTGAAGTTTCTTGCCAAGGTTGCGTCAACCTTCACCGAGGGTACTCTTGTTCAATCGAATACCCCTACAGGTCAGGCGACGCCACTTGAAAATCGTCTCTATCCGTCCATGAATAAGTAGGAGTTCCCCCATGGCCACCCTTCCTATCCTCCACCCGACGTTGCTGGACCTGGCAAAAGCCAGTGACCCCAACGGAAATATTGCTGAC